TTTAGTGTAACGAGCGGATAACGAGTCATACAAGTTATCTTCGATAGCTTCTTCAGTCAAACTGAAGCCCAAAGCAATGGTTTCGTGGTTGTAGCGTGCGGTCCAAGCTTCTTGCGCATTGTCATAAGCAATCGCAGAGCCTTCGCCTTTAACTGGAGCAGCTGAAAAGCCTGACAGTTTTGTTTCTTCTTCAAAAGAACGCTCAGAGGTCTCAGTTTCGTAGATCTCTTTGTGCTCTTCGCCATAGCGAGCATACTCTAATCCGAACAATGCATTCAATCCGGGGAGCAACTCTTTCAGTAGTTGTGCGCGTGAAATAGCCATTTATAGCTCCTTTAATTAAACTGCAGTAGCAGAGTAGTAACCGTGATAACCGAAGTTAAATTTCACGAGTACTTCTGGATACTGTGTGAACACCAATGTTGAGCTTGCTGCAAATGCTGTTGTTGGTGCTGCATTGAGAACAACCGTAGTAGCGTTAGCAGCGGCAGCTGTAGCAACATACGAACCACTTTGAATGATCTGACCAGAGGAATCCAAAGAACCTACATCGGTACCAACTACTAACGCAGAAGCGGTAGAAGAAGCCAATGTAACAGTAGCTGTAGAGATGCTAGAGTAAACTCCAGTACCTAAATTAACTGCTGTATCACGAATAATATCAACAACACGGAAAGGCAGTGTAGCTGTACTGAGTGAAGATGGAACCAAGATTGAGTTAGCAGAGTCACCAGTGTTTGTGTTGCCAGAAACAGTAGTAATACCACCAACGTTAGAGCCAATCATTACTTGTGCTGCGGAACCAATAGTAGAACCAGAGGTACACATAACAGCTTTAATAACGATATCTGGATCATCAGAAACAATAGCTGTAATATCGCCAGCATTAATATTGCCAGGATAGTACTGTGACCAAAGGCGCTGTTTTGTAGTTGCGCTTGTGTAATAACAGCCCAAGAACACACCAGTAGTTTGGTTAGCAGTTGTTGCAGATGCGATTGATGCACGGGTTACAAATCCGTTTACTTCTTTAATTGCGTCGCCATAAAAAATTGGGGTTGCATAGCCGTACTGAATCTGCAAATTTCTTGTAGAACCAGAAAAGACCTGACCACCAATTAAATTAAGCGGCTTGTACCCATAAGGGGCATTTACTGTAGGATAAGCCATTTAAAACTCCTAATTAGTTTAATTACCTTTACCAAAGGTAGTCGAGGATTTGTTCTCTTTAAAGAGCGGCATCCGCGCATCACTTTGGCGCATTAAATTATTATCTACAGCTTCCGCTTGAGATTGTGTAAGCTTTGCGTAATGTGCGTCACGCTGCTGTGAAAACTCAATTGGGGTTTTGCAGAGTAATAATCCGCCAATCTCAACGTTGTCTTTAAAACGACTATTGGGATCAACTAACAGTTTAAATTTGGGTTGTTCTTCAATGCGTACTGGTTCCCAACCTTCTCTTATTTTGGAAGAGATATTGCGTGGGTCAGCTTGATTAAGCATTGAAACACGAATCCAACGATATGCGTACCCAGCCTCTTTGTCTGGCTCAGGGAGTAATTCGGGGGGCATCCACTGTTTAGGACGTTCCTCTAATACACGGGTATCTAATTCACGAGTAATTCTGCTGTTAGCCATTATTGGGCCTCCAATTTGTTAAGTTCACGGGCATACTGCTCTGGGGTTAAACCAAGCTTTTTAGCAATCGCTTGCGCTGAGGTTGTTAGTCGTACTTGTTTGGAAGATGTACTACGCGTTGCAGGCGCAACAACTACTTTTGGCTTAGCTTTCGTAACAGGCTTTTGGACCTCTTCTTTGCTCTCTGCCTCGTCTTCTAGAGTACTAAAGTACTCAGGAAACTTATCCCGCATAGTTTTGTCTATGCGTTTGAAGTATTGGTCGGTACCAACAATGTTTTGTCCGTACTCGTCTAACAATTCTTCATGCACACCAACCGCAAAACTAGACATGGCTTTTTTGGCGCCATACCAAGGATTGTTGTCCAGCCATTCTTGAGTTTTAGGCTCAATTTTTGGCTTAGTGTTTTGCACTGGCTCTATTGTTGCATCATTTTCAAACTCTTGTAAAGCACTAGGTTTAAAGTTTTTAGCCTGTTGTGTTTTATAAGAAGCTTCATTGAGTTTAGTCTGGGCTTCTACGATTAAACCAGAATCCCCGCTCTCTAAGGCATCCTTGTACTCCCGTTGTGCATTCTGCAGCTCTAAATTGGCAGAACTTTGTACGGTTTCGATATAGGATTTCTCGCCTGTAGATAGGGTTGCACGAAGCCTTTTGTTCTCATCAAGAGCTTTTTTAGCTAAATTAATAGCTTCTTGCTGTTCTCTGAGGGCTGCTTCTTTAGCTCTACGCTCATCATTCCATACCTTTTTGTACTGCGCTAGGCGTTCTTTTTGAGCTTTTGGGTCTAATTCTTCTTCAGAATCATCTGCTTTTTCCAGTTTTTCCACAATTTCTTTGGGCATTGGGGCCCTATTGCGGTCTTCTGGGGGTGTATCGTCTTCAATTTCGATTTCGATATCTACATCTTCTGCATCTACCTCGTCTGGAAACTTAAAGTCTTTATTTTCATATTCAGCCATTTGGGGCTCCTTAATTTGCACGTTTAATACCGCGTGGGTCTTGTACTACGGCCTCTACGGAATCATCGTTGATCATACGAAACTCACGGCCATGTATCAGCAAGCGTGTTCCAGCATTGGGTCTAACCAATACAAAATCACCTTGTTTACACCACGGACCTGAGGGGAAACGCTCTTTATCAGCATAGCAGTCTGGACCTAATGAAACTACGAATAAAACTGTTGCTAGCTTTTCTTCGAAGTTAATAGTTGCATCCGCTTTGAGGATACCGCTTTCGAATTCCTTCTCCACTTCTGGAATAGCGCACATAATGCGATACCCTGAAGGGGTTGGGACTTGTCGGGCTTTTTCTTCGTCTGTTGCTTGAAACTTTACTGAACCTACTATTTCTGGGTTATTGGGGTTTGAGCCAATAAGTATTTCAGTCATCTGAGTGCTCCAATTGTTGTTTGAGGTCTTCTATTATTGAACATGCGGCTTCTAGACCTCGAATCTGCCCACATGTGTACTTATACTCATCAAAAGTAGTACAGGCACCGCGAGATAATGCTGTTTGTAGCATTGCCATACGTTCCTGTATTTCTTTTAAAAAATATTCATTTTGATCCATTATTCTTTACCTTTTGGGGTTTGATTACGGTTTTGTGCTTCTGCTTGCGCTTCTTGGGCTTTACGTTGAGATTCAGCTTGTAGTTGCGCGTTATGTATTTGTGCTGCTGTTTGAGTTAAAGATTGTGTATGTTGTAAATTTGCTTGATGTTGCTGAGTAGCGTTCTGCTCTTTAGACTTAGCTATTTCTATGCCCATTCTGGACCCTTCTAGCTGCATCTTAGTAGCATTAGTCATCTTGTCGTTCTGGGCTTTTGCTCCAACTTGCATACCAGCAATCTTCTCTTGGGAAGCAATACGCATTTTCTCAATATCGAGTTGGTCAGCTTTGGCTGCAGCATCTGCCTGTACTTTCTTCTCTTTAATATCTGCTTCTTTAGCTTTAATCTGGAGTTCTTGTTGTTGCATCTGAACGATTGGATCTTGCTGTGCCTGCTGTGCTTGTTGAGCAGCAATAGCTGTTTTGTTCTGGTTAAGAATAACTTGAGAAGCTTGTGCAGCCAACTGAGATATATGTACTTCCATTGCTTGTGGGATACCTCTGTCTTCCAATGCATCGTCTGGATGAAATGGTAGTTCGATACCCATTTGTGCTTCCATTTGTTTGCGGTACTCGTAAGCGATATGTTCGTTAATATGCGATACCATAGCTGCTTGTAAAACTTGAGCCTGTGGGTTCTGACCAATTAGCTGAGCAATTTTTGGGTCTTGCATAGCTGCTTTGTGTACCGTGATGTGTGAAGGGTGGTCTTGGTATAAGAAAGCTTTAACTGGTTTACCCATGAGAATATTTTGGTTCTCTGTAATGGGATCTTCTGGTTTCTGATCATCAGGTAACTGTACTAACTTAGCAGCATTCTTAATTCCAAGCACATCTAACATTTGACGATGTAAATACGGAAGGTTATATAACTGTGGTGCTTGTTGTGCTAACTGCATAACTGCTTGGTACTGTACAACCTTTTGCGACATAGTAGCCGCATTAGGATCGCTTACTGGAATAACTTCTACTAAGTCATAATCTGACTTCTTAGCTTTGCGACTCCCCTCAGTGGGCTCGTACTCATACTCTTCTGGGGTGTAATCACGAATAATGTCGCGCAGGAGACAAAGCTCCTTCTTTAACGAGTAGTGGATGCGAGCTTGTACTGCGGACATAACTTTAAGGGTACGTTCTAGAATTGCTAGGGTTGTACCAACGGGGGCTTGAGCAGACATATCGCTAACTTGTAAATCAGCAGAACCTGCAAAACCACGACCTTCTTCAATAATTTTATCTAATAGACCTGCTAGAACTTGGCTTGGTTCTTTGTAGGGTAGAGGCATGATATTGTCGCGCATGGTCCCACTTGGAACGTCGACATCTCTAAACTCACCGGGGGCGATGGGGGTGTCGTCACCTTTGACACGCAAGCCACGGGTCTTAAAGCCACCTGGCAAGTTTGCAAGTGACCCTGCATCAACCAACTGGCGAAGAATGGAAGTGCCACTTTTAGCAAAAGCGCCAATAAGGTGGATGAGACCAAAACAATAAAAACCAAAGCCAGGGATATAGCCGTAGTGGACAAAGTGCGAGCGGGCTTTCTTAAGATCATCTTCAGGTCTCCAGTTTCTACGTATGGACAATACAGTCCCCGTAGATTTCTCGATTGTTACGATATAAGGAAGTGCAATGCCAGTCGGTTCACCATCCTCATCAGTATCCTCATAACCTTCTAAGTCGAGGTTAGTCATAATTTCTAAAATCTTATAGCGGCTATCGACAGAAGCTCTAAAGCCCATCTTCTCAGCAATCTTTTTCTCAACCTCATCGAAGGTATCTGCTGGAGTAGGTAAGTCAATATCTAACCAAAAGCCCGCTACTTGTAACTTGCGAACCTCGTTCTCTGTCTTGCGCATGACATGTGTAACCCGCGGGGCTGACTCTAAACTCGATGCACCATAAGGCACAACCAAGTCTTCCGCCGGGACAAACATACTTACTTGTCGGTTAAGTGATGGGTCAAAGTAAACTTTCTTAAACGCATTACCTGATAAACCCAAGCCCCACAACATACGCTCTGTCTCTGGGCGATACTCTTCCATCTCATCTGTTAAACGGAAGTTCATGTCATCTTGGACACGCGTAGCAGCTTCTTTTTTCTCTTGTGTTTCTTTACCAATGATTTGTGTTTTAACTGGACCAGCTGCTGGGAATATCTCCATAATGGTCTCAGCTTGGAACTTAACTAAAGTCTCAGCTAACAGTGGGTGATACACGCCACAAGCACCTTCCCAAGGTTCACTTCTTTCTTCGATGTTCATACCTAGCAACTGCAAGCCGTCTACATAAGTTTGCATCCAGTCTTTACGAGAAGACACGTCCTCGTCAAATTCGCCCATTAAATCGCCAGCGAGCATTTGTAACTGGCCTTCGGAGAGGTATTCAGCTAGATTATCATCAAACCCTTCTTCTCCCTCTTCATCTTTTTCTATTCTTAAAATAGGTTCTCCGTTGGCATCAATCTCTACAGCCTCTGGGTCCTCAATCGTGATTTCTAAATCTGGCTCCTCGCTATTATCAATTCCAGCGATTCCCTGAGGGGCTGCATATAAACCTTTTTCGATTGCCATAATTATTTCCTAAGTGTTGCTCTGTTTGTTTTAGGGTCGTACTTATACTCGGATGGAGTTCGCCCAGATTCTTTAGTTGCTCTATCTAATGCACGTTCCCTAGCAGTCATATTGTCACGTTTCTGACCTGCTTTTGTTAACGTTTTACCGTCTGCTTCTAATTGGCCTCGTTTTTGCAAGATACCAATAGCTGTTTCTTTATCCCCTACTTGGGCTGCAAGTCTTTTAACTAGCTGGTGCCTACCCATGTATTTTTGCGTCGTCATACGTTGTAATACCCCATATTCCTTTTCGACCGGAACTGCAATGGCTCGTCTTCCTCATCAGAATCTAAGCGAAGGAAGCCCCCACGACGAAAACGTAATAAAGCCTGTGTCATCGAGTCAACTAAGTCGTCATGTTCGCCTGATGGAAAACTTGCTACTTCTTCGATTAACTCTTCTGCCCAATGCGTAGCTGGTACCCAAACTCTCCCCGAAGCGAACATATCTGCCACAGCATTAAGTCTGGCTATTTTATCATTCCCTTTGCTTGGAGTATATTCTTGAACTGGAATACCCATTGCCCGTAGCTCAAATACAAGCGGTGCCCCCGAAGCTTTAGCCTCAACAATCATAGCATCTGGCTCCCATTCTTTATAGTGCTCTAGGGCAACTTGCTTTAGTTCTGGGAACTCCATACGACGTTTGAAGGAGTTTAAAAGGATTATATTAGGCACAGTAACTACATGCATGCCCCGTTTCTCGTCGTTGTAGAACACACCCCACGTAGTACAAGCGCTGTAATCTGACCGCTGAGTCTTTAAAAAAGCCGTGTCCCAACTTTGAATGATAAATTCGCATGGGGGTGGTGTATCTGTTTCCCATATCTTCCACCACTCTCGTTTGACAATAGCAGATACATCTGAAGTTGGATTTTGCATATACTGCGCCATCCATTTGCCATTTGGTAGTTCTTGACGTAGGGCAAGGAGCTCTTCTAGTTTCCAGAACTCAGGCCAAAGTGGTTTTTCGTCCGGTAAGATAGCTGGGAACTCGATTACTTCCCATTGTTCGCCGCTGCGGGCAGATGCTGCTTTAACTACTTGGCCAGTCAGATCTTTCTTAGACCATCGTGTCATAACGATAATAATCGCACCGCCTGGCTGTAGACGCTGACGTGGTCCAGATGTATACCACTCATAGGTTTTATCGTAAACCTCAGGATTTGATTCCGCTAAGGTTGCTTCTTGTTCAGAATGTGGGTCATCAATAATGAGGATGTCTGCGCCCTTACCCGTAACTGCCCCTCCCACACCGATAGCAAAATAGTCTCCACCTTGGTTAGTTGCCCACCGGCCAGCAGCTTTAGAATCAGACTGGAGCCCCACGCCTGGGAATATGGACTTATATACATCCGAATCAACCAAGTTACGCACTTTTCGACCAAACCCGACGGCAAGCTCAGCTGTGTGGGCTGTTTCAATAATCTTTTTCTTTGGAAACTTACCAAGAAACCAAGCGGGTAGTAGATAAGAAGCGAACTCAGATTTAGTGTGGCGAGGCGGCATATTGATAATAAGCCGTTTAACTTCTCCATTTGCTACCCTTTCAAATGCTCGCGCCATTTCCTGGTGGTGCTCGCCGTCAATAAATCCAGGCCATACCTTATGAGCAAAATCCATAAAGTTTTCCTGGCAGTTTTCTACCTCTGTAGACTCTACGGTCTCAGATAGATCAGCATAAAGAGCCCTTAGTTGACCCTCATTTAGCTTTGTTAGATTACCTTCTAGAGCTTTTAGCTCTGCGTTACTCAGTTTCTTGAGCGCTGTCATCGTCTAAATCTTTAGTAAGGCGTTCTGATGTAGGGGTTACATCTATAGTGTTCATTTGCATAAGCAAACGTATCTTTTCCCTAATACCTTCTTGCAATTCAAGGCTATTTTTATGTGTGATAGTGATTTCT